CCAGTCGGACAAGTACTACATCTACGACCGTGGTACTATGAACCGTAAGGGTGACGTTGCTGAACTGGCCCCTAATACTGCTGCCAACGATATTGAAATTGCTCTGTCGAATGACAACTATTTCGCTCGTGTCTATGGCCTGCGTATGCCGTTTGGTGAACAGGTTCTGGCTAACGAAGATGCTGCACTGGACATTCGTGCTGCTGGTGCAACGACCCTTGTTAACCGTATGCTGATCCACCGTGAAAATCAGTTTGCTTCTACGTTCTTTGCTGACAACGTATGGGGTACTAACTGGGATGGTGTTGCTAACGCGGACAATGACACGGCAATCGAAGTCACCAACTGGGATGACTACGCCAACGCTACTCCAATTGAAGACATTACTCGTCTGATGCGGACGGTACAACTGAAGTCTGGTGGGTTCAAGCCCAACAAGATGGTTGTGTCGAAGGAAGTTCGTGACGTACTGATTAACCACCCGGATATTCTGGCCCGCCTGAATGGTGGTGCTACGGTCTCCAACCCTGCCATGATCAACGATGCTAAGATTGCTGAAATCTTTGGTGTCTCTCAGTTCTTGGTCATGGAAGCTGTTGAGAATGACTCGGCAGAGGGTGTTGCAGAAAGCAATTCCTTCATTGGTGGTAACCACTGTCTGCTGGTTCACTCGCCTGACTCTGCTGGTCTGATGACCCCGATGGCTGGTGCAACCTTTGCATGGAACTCTATCCCCGGCGCATCGAACCTTGGTGTGACTGTGGAATCCTTCACTGGTGACTACCTGCGTGAAATCCAGATCGCAGAACGTATCCAAGTTAAAATGGCGTACGATATGAAGGTCACTGGTGCAGACCTCGGTGGTTTCATCAACTCTGTCATCTCTACCTAATTCTTTGTAGGTAATACTGAGGCATCCGGGGGTAATACCTCGGGTGTCCTCCACCAAAAACTCATCATACAAATTGGAGATATATAATGGCACTAAAAGAAGGACTCCACCCGTCCTATTTGGGTTGGCAAGTGGATTGGCCTGTATTCGTCAAAGTACCCTTTAATGCTTTTGGGCAACAATGGCGAAAGAGTCAACCGTTTAACTGGCATGGAATGTTTGGAGCGAACCCAGAGAAGATTGCTCAACTCTATGCACAAGGTTTCATCTACCACAACAAAACTCTTGAGGTAGAAAATAAGGTTGGTGACCGTCTCAGTGAGATGAATGCTGAAGACCTTCGTACTCTGGTAGTTCGTATGAACACTAAAGTCAAGTCTGTCACTACAACCGCTAAAGAATTTAACCAGAAGAAGTGTAAGCAATCTAAATACGATGACAAACAACGAGGGCTAATTCGGGCTTTCCTACGTAACAATGACTGGATTGTGGACTACTTCTACGAACAACGTGACGATATCCTCGGAGAGTAACTTTTATGGCTTGGACATACGACAACAGCGACCTAGCAACTACTACTGCAAGTGGGCGCTTGAATGCTGTCCGTCTGTTGGTTGGTGACACTGATACTACTGACCAACAGGTCCAAGACGAAGAGATTACTTTTGCTTTGTCTGAGGCACAGGACAATGTGTACTTTGCAGCCTCTTGGGTCGCTAAGACTATTTCTAGTAAGTATGGCCGTAGGGTTGATACTAAACTTGATGGTCAACTCTCTGCTATGTACTCTCAACTACATAAACACTACCAGACCCTTTCAGTGAACCTAGAACAACAAGGTAAGAAGTATTCTGGTAGTTCTCTTGGGGTTAAGTACGGTGGCCTCAAGATCAGTGAAGTTAATACTGTTCGTGATGATACTAACCGAGTAACCCCATCTTTCCGTAGGGACAGATTCAAGTACCCTGACGGAGACTACATTGGTGATTATACAGACGAATGACCTTCCGTTCTATTGACCTCAAGTATCTCATTGATGAGCATGGTAGACCTTGTACGTTTACTGTGAAGTCTCTGGGTACATATAACGTAGCCAATGGCACACTCTCGGGTGGGTCTACGACTGACTATACGGTCAATATACACTTTGCTAACTACAATCTAGAAGATATCAATGGGTCTAGTGTAGTCATGGGGGATCGTAAAGCGCTATTCCCTCTTGTGGATACTTCAGGTGACGCTATCCCAGAGCCTGACATTGGGGATGAGATTTCTGGTCAAGGTGATAAAGTTAGTGTAGTTGCAGTCCAAAAGATCATGTCTGGAACTTCCCCTGTTTGTTACATCTGCCAAGTGAGAGAATAATGCTTAACGTAATAGTTAATAGATCACTTGATGGTAAGTTCAAGAAACTTGAGCAGATGCTTGAGGGTTATACTGAGATTTACGCTCAGAAGATGGCTGAACAAATCGTACTTAGGTCCCCTGTTGACACAGGTACATACATGGAAGGTCACAATCTAGGTACCTCTGCTGTAGGTGCAAGTTCCTCTTCTCAAGGTAAACCCCGTAAGCAACCCTACCAACCTTACGCACAAGCAGCCCTTAACCAATTGTTCATGCAAGCCTCGGCACTACCACACAACTCACACAGGATTGTCTTCTCTAATGACGCTTTCCATGCAGATGTAGTTGAATACGAACATGGGTACGCCCCTTACCGTTCAGCAGCTAGAGAGCACAGTCGTATTGCTAAAGAGGCAGAAGCAGAAGCTAAGGCGAGGTTCCTTTAATGGCCAGCATCTATCAAGAGATTAGGTCTGTCCTAGAGCATAGGCTGTCTACAACCTCTGGCATCCCTTCTATTGCTTGGGAGAATGTTAGTTTTACGCCTACGACTGGAACCCCCTATATTAAGCCCATGTTCCAACCTACCAGTAGGCGTCCAGCAGTACGTGGATTAAACCCTCAGCACCGTATTCAAGGCATCTTTACTATCTTGTGCTATTACCCTGAGAATGCTGGTCCCGGTGCTTCACAGGCTCTTGTAGACACCCTTGTGGAC